TTAGATAAATCTGAACTAGGAGATCCGATAGGACAACAAGATATACATTTAATTCCTGTGATTACTGGTGCTGGTAGAGGATTAGGAAAGATATTACTGGGTGCTGTATTAATTGGATTTGCCATAATAAACCCTTCTGTAGGTTTTGGACTTGGACCAAGTGGTATAGGGGGAGGATTCGCAACTGCATCTGGAGCATTTAGTTTTGCTGCACTTGCTGGAAATATAGGTATAGCTTTAGTTCTTACTGGAGTCTCTGAAATGCTAACTCCTTTGCCTAAGAAATCAGACTTCAGTTCAGAAGAAGATCCGAGACTATCTTTTAGCTTCAATGGACTACAGAATACATCAAGGGCTGGTACACCAGTTCCTATAGTTTATGGAGAAATATTCACTGGATCGGTTGTAATTAGTGCTTCTGTAGATACTGAGCAGGTACAGGCATGACTGATATTAAACGTATTATTAGAGGTGCTAAAGGTGGCGATCCATCGCCTCCGAAACCGACTAGAGAACCTGATACTCTCCATAGTAGACAGTATGCTACATTTCTTGATCTTATTTCTGAAGGGGAAATAGAAGGTTTTGCTACTGCATCTAAAGAAGGTAGAACAAAAGGCACGACTGCATATAATAATGCTGCATTGAAGGATGTATTTTTAAATGACACTCCTGTTATCAGAGCTTCAGCAGACTCCACTGATATTCAAGATGTAGATAGAAACTTCCAGAATGTAACTTTTACTCCTCGTTTTGGGGTAGATAGTCAAACTCCTATACCAAATATAGATAGTAGCGTATCTACAACAAGTGTTGGAGTTGAAGTCACTAAAATTACGCCTGTCACTAGACAAATTACCAATACTAATGTTGATAAAGTAAGAGTAACAATTTCTTTTCCTCAACTACAGAAAGCAACTGATGAGGGAGATTTACTTGGTACTGAAGTTAGTTTATCTATAGCTGTTCAATATAACTCTGGTGGTTTTACCACTGTAGTAACTGACACTGTAAAAGGTAGAAGTGGTGATGCTTACCAAAGAGATTACGGAATACAATTAACAGGTGCATTTCCTGTAGATATTAGAGTAAGTAGAGTTACAGATGATGCAACAGATACTAATGTTCAAGATACTTTTCAGTGGACAAGTTTTGGCGAAATAGTCGAAGAAGCTCGTAATTACAATAACAGTGCGTACACTGCCTTACGCCTGGATTCAATGCAATTCAGTTCCATTCCAGACAGAAAGTTTAGAATCAGAGGAATAAAAGTAAGGATTCCAGGTGCAGGTGCATCTAGTTCTGGGACTCCAAGTATTGATTCCGCTACTGGTCGAATTATTTATCCTGATGGCTATATTTTTAATGGAGTAATGGGAGCAGCTACATGGTGTTCATGTCCTGCCATGATTCTGCTTGATCTTTTAACTACAAGTAGATATGGTTTTGGAGATCATATAACTGATAGCTCTCTTGATCTTTTTAGCTTTGTAAATGCCAGTAAGTTTGCTAATACTCTTGTAGATGATGGTGCTGGAGGACAGGAAGCTAGATTTAGCTGTAACGTAAATATTCAAAGTTCAAAAGAAGCGTTTGAACTGATAAATGAGTTAGCTGGTGTAATGAGATGTATGCCCATATGGTCTGCTGGTTCGATAACAATTACACAAGATAAGCCAACCGATCCTAGTTATTTATTTAATTTATCGAATGTGGGAGAGGGTGGATTTAGTTATGCGGGAAGTAGTCTTAAAACAAGACACAGTGTTGTATCTGTTTCTTACTTCAACATGGACAGCCAGCAAATAGATTTTGAAGTACATGAAGATACAGACTTAATAGCGAAGATAGGTACAGTCGTCAAAAAGGTACAGGCATTTGGCTGTACTTCTAGGGGACAAGCAAAGAGATTGGCAAAAGCTATTGTCTTCGCGGAGAATAATGAGTCTGAGGTCTGCACTTTCACAACATCTATAGATTCTGGAGTAATAGTCCGCCCTGGTGCTGTCATAGAAATACAAGATCCAGTAAGAGCAGGGGTAAGAAGAGGTGGAAGATTGAAAAGTGTTACTTCTACAACTGTTGTTACTGTCGATGATACTGCTGCAACAGATTTTGCTGTAGATGCAAGCGGAAATCCTGTAGGAGATGCAACTCTCAGCGTACTTTTACCCGATGGAACGTCTGAAAGTAGAGCAATCTCATCTGTATCAAATGGGACTATAACTGTAAGTTCTGCTTTTTCTCAAACTCCTAACGTAAATACTATCTGGCTTATATCAAACGTAACTACGCAGTCACAATTATTCAGAGTAATAACAGTAGAAGAGCAAGATGGAATAAATTATGCGATTACAGCTTTATCTTATGTAGAAGGTAAATATGCCTTTATTGAAGATGGAGAAGCGTTACCAGCGAGAACAGTATCTAAGTTAAATTCATTAACTGAACCTCCTGCGGCTGTAAATGCTGTTGAGAGAATATTTCCTATTAATAATCAGGCTGTATCAAAGATTATTATTAGCTGGCAACCGATAGTCGGTGTTACTGAATATCAAGTTAATTATAGATTTGGAAATGATAATTTTATTAGTGAAAAAGTTGCTAGACCTGACTTTGAAATAGTAAACAGCAGAAAGGGAACTTATACGATCCAAGTGTTTTCATATAATGTTCAAAATAGATTATCAGCAACATCAACCAATATTACTTTCGAGGCTGTTGGTAAGACAGCAGTTCCACAGAATGTTACAGGGTTATTAGTCGAACCAGTATCAGATCAGTTTATACGACTGCGTTTTGATAAAGCTACAGATATTGATGTTACGCATGGTGGAAACGTAGTTGTCAGGCATAGTAACCTTACAGATGGAACGGGAACATTTACTAATTCTGTTGATATTATTCCTGCTTTACCAGGAAACATATCTGAAACATTAGTACCAGCAGTAGATGGAGAATATATTCTTAAATTCAGAGATGATGGTGGCAGACTAAGTTCTGGAGAAACTTCTGTTGTTGTAACAACTCCTGATCCACAGCCAAAATTAGCTGTTCTTGTTGATCGAGAAGATACAGATGCAACACCTTTTGCTGGTACAAAAGTAGATTGTTTCTTTTCTGATGATGTCAATGGCCTTGTTCTTGGATCATTAGAAACATTAGATAGCGTAGCTGACTTTGATGCTATTGCAGATTTTGATTTTCTTGGTGCTGTTGATATTACTGGTGGATCTTATGAATTTGCAAATACTCTTGATTTAGGTGGCAAGCAACCACTTAGATTAAAGCGTCATTTTGTTACACAGGGTTTTTATCCTAATGATTTGATTGATAAAAGAACAGCAAATATTGATACATGGACAGACTTTGATGGTGCTACTGCATTTGATGTCAACGCAAAATTATTAGTAGCAACAACTGATAGTGATCCAGATGCAACAACTTCTGGAACGTATGCTCAATCTGGAACAACCATAACTGTAACTAAGAGTAGTCATGGATTTTCAGTAGGTGGTTTTGTAGTTCTTACATTTACATCTGGTAGTGGAGTTAGTGGAAACTATGAGATTCAAACCAAAACAACAAATGAGTTTACAGTTACAGCAGCAGCTAGTCAGACTACAAGTGGAAATGTCACTATCAGTTCAGAATTTTCTAAGTTTAATACATTTGCAAACGGAACATTTATTGCAAGGGGATTTAAATTTAGATGTGAGATGGATTCAGACGATCCAGCACAAAGTATAGAAATAGATCAATTAGGTTATACAGCAGAATTAGATAGAAGAATAGAGCAAAGATCTAATATTGCATCTGGTACATCATCTTCTGGTTTAGATATTACTTTTGACCATACATTTTTTACAGGACAAGCTGGTACAAGTGTTGGTGCAGGTACACAGTTACCTAGTATTGGAATATTTGCTAATGATTTAGGTGCTAATGAAAGATTTGAAATTACAAATATTACAGGTAGTGGTTTTAATATTAAATTCTTAAATGCAGGTAACGCTGTACAAGATAAAACATTTAGTTATACTGCAACGGGATTTGGGCGTGGTAGTTAGTATTGAATTAAGATATACTTAGATAAAAAATTGGATTAGGTAATGGCTACTCACGATTATGTTATAGATAA